AAATTGGACAATTCAATTTCTACAGGACTATCGTTTGTATCAGAAACAATAGCTTCATTTACAATATCTTCAATAGCACTATCAACTTCAGGATGAAGTGCCATTTGACGATATTTTGTAATTAGGTCATATTCTGTTCTATAAATGCCTTCAATATCTACATATTGACCATAGAAACCACTACTTACAGTAAAGTCTGAGGCATCCTCGTCATTAGGAACAACTGGGGATACCGCAGACTTTGGTAATTTATTTTCATCTTCAATAGAAAATCCAAAAAGATTTGCCATGTTGTAATTTTTAATCCGTTTTCAGTATTTATCTAATTTCTAATTACTGAAGTGTGCCTGGGCCATCATTGAGTTCAAAGTACTGAACTTGAAGTTCTACTGTAAACTCTGAAATTGTGTCAGTTGATTCATAAGAAAGGTCGAGAGCACTAACATTTGTTGGAAAAGTGCCGAAAAGTTTAGCACTTCTAAGAGTAGTGACATTTCCGGAAGGACCACTCTTTTTAGTTCCATCAACATCTCTTCCTAGTTGATAAACCGTCATGTCTGCCTGATATGATGCTGGATCGATATATCCAGTATTATTATCAAGTTTGCTCAGTAGATTCATCCACTTCTCAAAAGAATGCCTGAGTGCAAAATCAGTATCATTGATGATAGTAATAGTCCATGGATCAAAAGTTCTATCACCAGCAACTTTTAGAACTCTTCCTCTGAACGGAACATCGATAGATGCTACGTTTGATGCTGGAAGGTTTGCTGCTTTACAAAGAAATCTACCTTTTGTTAAAGTCGTTGGATCTACTCCAACATCGGATGGAAAAGCCATTTCAACTTCAAATAGGTTTGGTCTTGATCCACCACCAGTGAGTTGACCTTTAAAATCCGTAATTTTTCTAATGGGAATTGCCATTTACTTTGACCTCCGTTATTAATTATTTAATAAAAATTAAACTCTACCAGCTACTTCACTGAAGCTCACACCCGTTCGGGTAGCAACGAAGGTCAGACTTATAAAGTTGATAGATTTTGCGGGTTTAATGTAGATATCAGCCCTAAATTCATTATTATCAATCACATCAGGGGTATTGTTTGTAGAATCGCATACAACTAAGAAATCGTAAAGACCTCTCTTTGCTTGAACATCACGAAGGAATGGTTCTACTATATTAACAAAATTTGCTCTAGTTACTTCATCATTGAATTCAAACAGTTGTGCCTTTGCGGCATTCTCTAGAGATTTTTCAATAGTAAGGAACAATCTCCTAACATTGATTCTATCGAATGCAGATTGATATGCTAGTCCAGTCTTATCACCAAATAGAAGAACTCCTACTCCAGGTTGAAGAATTACTGGATTAATTCTTGCAATGTAAAGTGCATCCCTTTGTGCTTTGTTTGGATTGTATGCAAGTTTTGTTGCATTATTAAACACGCCTCTTTGAGTTCCTGCTGGAGAGAACCATGGATACTGATTTAAATCAGTTCTGGCCATGATACCAGCAACATCTGCATTACATGGAACATAACGGAACACATTATTAAATCTATCATACATGTATTTGTATCCACTATCAAATACTGCGTATGATGATGACTGAATTGCATCAAAGAATTGAACAATATTTGTGGTTTGAGTAGCAGTGGAAGTATTATTTAAACCTGCTCCAATAACTGCAGATCTATATGGGGAAATAACTGCTAAACAATCTTGTCTCGTTTCTGCAATATCAATTAGATAATTTGCTTTTGCTTGAGAGTCTTCTTTTGAAGCCAATCCTGGACCATTAATTAAAATATCTACGTCAATATTTTCTTTATTCCTAAAGAGATCATATGATGTAATTAAATTGGAAAGTGTCGCCTTATATCCAGAACCATCTGTAGCAGTTGCTGAATCATAATCTAGCCCACCACCAAGAGTATAAGTTTTATTTCCAATTACACTGAAGTATGTATTTTGTGAATTCTGCCCCCAAATTCCATCTGGAATATCTAAAGGATTATATGAATCCGAAGTACCCTCAAATCCAATTGCAACTGGATAAGTTCCTTGAACAGTATCATTGCCATTTGATGGACTATATCCAGCAAAAAGATATGCTGATTGTGTTGCTAAGTAATCCTTATAGAAAATCTTTTGAGGTGCGTTTGCAGAAGAAATAGCATCTTTTGCTTTAGAAAGATTAGTGTGTCTTTCTAAGATATTTCCTTTAATTCCAGTTATTTCTCCAGTGTCGTCAACAACAACAATGTGGAGTGAATCTCCTTTACCAGATCTATCAGATACATACTGATTTGTTTCTGGTTTATCTGCAATAGATTTCCAATAAATGGTGCTATTTGAGAGACCTAAAGTCTGTTGATTGTACCAATCTTCTGCGGAAGAAATAGAGGCAGATGCTGTTGTAACAATTCCAGTATTTTGTTGAATAAAACTTACTGTTTTGGTTGTCTTAAATTCATAATTACTTCCTTCTTTATAGGAAACACTAGTTTCTGTACCTCCAGAAGAAACTCTAGAAACAACCTTTACGGTAAATGAACTATTTCCGTTAGTAGAATCTGTAGTAACTCCAGTAATGATTCCCTTCAGGTATCCATTGAAAATAGATGTCGTTCCTGTTCCTGGAAGAACAACGTTGGTTAAATTGCAAGTAACACCATTTCCAACAATAACTCCAAGTCTTGCTAGATTATTTGTAGATATGCCAAGTGTTTGGTCCGCAAAATCATCGATGTAACAAACCTTTAAATTATTTGCCCATTTTCCTGGATTTTTTGCTGCATAGTAGAAATTGGATGCAGACGATTCCCAGTTTTGGACATAATCATCATAATTTTTAATCTTTGAATCCGAGGTACTAGCAATACTTACCCCAGCATTTGCGTTATTAAGAGTAGTTCCGTTTGTTCTTACAACTTGGAGAATTCCAGTGTATGAAAGAAAGGATGATGCTGACATCCAGTACTCATACTGGTTGTCGGTTGAAATTGGTTTTCCAAAGACCGAGAGCAATTCTTGCTCATTGGTAATCGTTACAGGAAAATCTACAGGTCCTTTTTGGAAAGGGCCAGCAATTGCACCAGCACTTACTCCAAAATTATCTGCTCTTCCTACGGTCAGATCAACCTCTCTGACCAATACTCCAGGTGAAACAAGAGCTACTGCCATTTTTTTCTCCGAAGAAGTCTCAAATTCTCTAAAAATTATTTATAAAAAGGTTTTCTTTCAAGCGCCGAAACACTGCACGAACATCTACCAGTCAGGATATTCCCACTTATCAAGGACTTTGGATACCATTCTACTGATAGTTACTCTCTTGATGGTGCATTCTTTACATTCATATGAGTAAGAAGATGCCTGATATTTATTTTTCCTTGATTGATAAAATCCATCAATTAAGTCTTTTGTTTGACCGCAACTTTTGCAGGTTCTTTCAGTCAGATAAAGGTGTTCTAATTCAAAATGTTCATCTACTTCCATTATGTCAAATACTCCCACATATAAGCACGATCTCCGTATTCATCCGTAAACCATCTATCACCATCCTTATCAACAAACTCTGCCTCATCATCTATTCCATTCAGTATGAAACCAAAAGGTGCCATATCTTGTTCAATTTGATTTTTTTGTTCTTCATAAATACGTTTTCGAACATCATTATCAGTCATCTCCTTAAAGTAATCTTGTGCAACTAACCAAGCAAAGATTACGAGACACATTGCCAAATCATCATTACAACCTTCTTCTGCTTCAAAAGATTGATTTCTTTGCGTAAAAGTTGTCAACTCACTAATAATATCATAGTCGCATGTCAAAAGTTTATCATCTTCAACTAAAAGTTTTAAATTAGAACAACCAAGTTTTTTTACTGCTTTGGTCATTCTTACACCAAGTTGAGATCTTTTACCAGAAAATCCTGCACCAACTATTTGTCCAGCTCTACCTCTCATGGAGCACATAAGCACATTTTCATATTCGAGGTCATAGTGCATGATTGATGCTACTTGATCTCCAATGTCATTTACTTCAACAAGCACATATGCTTTATTGTATGACTTTGCCATTTCCCAAATAATGCTTGGGAATAGCATTGGTTTTATTTCATTATTTCTATAAACTGCAACAACTCTATATGGTATCGTTGTTATATCATATACAACAAATGCTGAGTAATCATTTCCAATACCACGAGCAACGTCAACTGTTATCAAATAATTATTTTCTTCCTTTGGTTCCTCATAAACAGATAAACCCTTATTTTTCTTTAATGGTTCATTGTAAACCAAGTTTCGGAGTTTTGTGACACTAATCAGAGTGTCAACAGATCCCAGGAATTCACACTCAAATTCGACTTTGAATTGTTGTTCTGAAGTATTTGATATTGTTTGTTCTTTCCACTTTGCATCTCTTCCCGGTACTTCCGACCAGTGAACATCAGTAGTAATAAATTCACTTCTTCCCTTTTCAGCATCGTGCCACATTCGATAAAAGTGGTTCATACCTTTAGGGGTAGAAACAATAATTACCTTTGTGCTTTTACCTGAAGAAATTGTGGGATATACCGAACTAAAGAATTCATCTGCAATATGATTTGGGACGAACGCAAATTCGTCCAGGAATATAATATTGAATGACATACCACGAACCGCAGAAGCAGAAGTAGAAGCGGCCAAGATTTTACTTCCATTCTCCAATTCAAGAGAACCTTTGTTCCAAGCAATGATACCTTGTTGCATCCACTTTGGAAGGTTTTCATATGCTGTTTGCAAACGATCCAAGAGTTCTCTTGCTGTTGCTGCTTTGTTTGCAAGAATACCAATGTTTACATTATCATTGAATACTGCATAGTGTAAAAGGAATGCAACCACAGTGGTTGATTTACCTGTCTGTCGTGGCATCTTACAGATATTAAATCTGTGTTTGTGGAAATTTTGAATTAACTTTTCTTGAAATGGATATGGATGAAACTGAACCAAACCCTCATCAAGAGAAACAATTTTTACATAATTGTTCGCAAAATAAACAGGATCACTTTGACACTTTACAAATTCAAGAACTTGTTCTTGTGTAAATTCAATTGGTGTGTTTGCTTTTTTAAGGTTTGGATTGCCAAGATAGATATTATCACTCATAATAAAACCTAATTTAAATTACCACTTAACTTTATTCGACCAATAAGCAGCAGACATTGGACCTCTTGCAATATTCTTTGCATGTCTTGTTTTAAATCCATGACGACGCATTGCATATGCTTTAGATTCTCCTTTCTTTTTAGGAGAACCTTTTACCCCTCTCTGCCCAAAACGAATAATCTTCTCTTCTCCTCCAGAACATGCCTTAACAACATGAGATTTTCCCGTAAGAGAATCACCAACTGCTTGTGCTTTGGGTTTATTGCACTTCATTTTTGACTTGTCTAATCTTGTTTCTTCTTCAATCTCAACTTCTTCTCCCATTGGTTTTACATAGTTTTTATTTGCACCTAACTTTCCACCATCTCCACCTTTAAACTCTGCTTGAATGAGTGGTTGTCCTGGAATAAAATCTGATATTGAGTGAAATACTACTTTTCCACCTGGGTATACTTTTTGAATTTCATCACTTACCTCTTGACGAGTTGGAAGTTTTGCTTGTGGAAAGAACATTCTAATTGCATAATATTTTCCTCTCCACATTAGAGTTGCTGCAATTACATGTCCAATTTGACTTTGGAGACGAGTTGCTTCTTCAATTTGTGATTTAAATCCCTTGATTGGTTCTGGTTTAATTATGTCAACAACTTCTGCAAAAGTATTACCATCTGCATCTTCAATAGTTACATCTTCTGCTTTTACGCAACGATTGTATTTTTTACCAAAAAGTGTTTGAGTTCCTTTTTTCTTATGTCCAGGCCAACACTTTTGTTCTTCCATTTCCCCACTATCAATATAATCTGCTGCAGTATCAATATAATCTGCTGCTTTAGTGATTTTTGATTGAACCCAGGCTTCAAGATTGCCTTCACCTTTGCCAACTTTTTGTTGCAATCTTTTAACAGCATCATAAATTGTTTTTAATTCGGAACGAGCCATTGAATATTCTTCATCCTTTACCGAAACTTTATCCCAAGCTTTTTCTCCATAAGAACATTCTGACCTCGTTTCTCTCTTATCACATAATGGACAATATCTTTCTTCTTCTTGCATAGTTTCCTCCGAATGTGTTCCCCAATTTGCAGCACCAACTTTGCGACATTTGACAAGTGCTCCTGATGCATATGCACTTGGAAAAACCCTATAACTAGACTTTACTTTATGGTAGCAAGCATCTTTTTTGCCACTACCTTTTCCTGGTTTGTCCTTTACTTCTTGTAAATCCATTTCTTCAGTTCTTACGTTAGTTGGTTTTGCTGCACCAGTTTTTTGTGGTTGATTTGGGTCTAATCTATTCTTTCTACGTCTAGCAGTTTCTTCTTCCTTGTCAGATAAATTTGCGGACATTTTGGAACTTCCGCATTTTGGAGTAGAAGTTTGTCCTGGTTGACGAGCACAGGGTTTTCCTGCCCATTTTCCACCTAACTGGACCCAACCTTTCTTTCCATCAGAAGACTTTGATTTATTAAACCAATCATGGAGACCTTCATCTCCAGATTTAGATTCTTCTTTCACATCTTTGAACTTTTTATGTTCTTTTTTAGCATCTGCTTCCATTTTTTTCAAACGAGTATAATAATCTGGAATTTCATCAAGATGCTGTAGGGCAATATCAGTTGCTAATTCGTGGTCTCTTGTGTGTTCATGCTCAATTGGTTCGCCCATATCAAGTTGCTTTTGTATAAAAGACACATCAAGACGATGCTTCTTGGCAATTTGCTCAACTGTTTTATGTGTCTTAATTTGTGGCATCACTCGACTGGTTTTGATTTAGTTTCTTCACCTTTTGCTCTTTTTCTTCTTGCTGCACAATGAGCACGCTGAGAAAATCCTTTCGGGGCAGAGCAATTAATACTCTTCTTGTATTTATTACTCCAATCTTCTTGAAACTGTTTGAAGGTTTTTTAAATGCCACTCTATGATTTCTCCATTTATCCCATAAGAGTATTTATTTTAAATGTATATCTC